CGCCGTCGGCAAGATGATCGAGCCGGACTCCGGGGGTGGCGATCTTGGTGGCCTTCTGGAGAAAATTCTTCGGGCGAAGTGATTCATCAATTGCTGTATTAGTATCGAACGAGTAAAGAGAATGTTTCACCCGAAGGAGTTTTAATCTCATGGCCGAAGGCAAAGGAATACGCAAGACAACCCCACGCAGTACCGCAACCGCGACAGCGAAACCAAAGGCCAAATCTCCCATCGCTACCGAGCACGAGACCACAACCGACCTTGCAACCGTAGCCAAGGGCGACCTCATCGAGCAGCACTCGAAGATAGTTGTGCGCGAGGCGCAGCGACTCGACGAGAAGATCGTCAAGACCATCGATCGTATCGAGAAGGATTTCGTCGTTCTCGGTGAGATGTTTGCGGAGATGCACGACAAGGGCTATCACCGTGCTCTTGGCTTCGGTATGTTTCCCGACTATCTCAAGGCGCGTTATCCGGATCGTTCGCGTACTCAGATCTTTCAGGCGATGCGTATCGTGCGCGAGTTGACGAGCGGCGAGAATCCCGCCGTATCGAAGGATGATGTACGCGAGATGAGCCGCGACAACGCCGAGGGCTTGGCGCGGATGAAGAAGCAGGGGATGGAGATCACGCCATTCCTGATCGAGCAAGCTAAGACGCTGCCGGTTCATCGCTTCATCGAAGAGGTCGTCGAGGCGCAGACGTTGGACATGGGCAAGCGGTCCGAGCCGCAGGCGACGAGTGAGTTCGAGGCCGAGGTGCAGGTCAAACGCACCTTCTACATCGCAGGCACGACGAACTCGAATCTGGAAAAGGCTATCGAGATCATCATGTTTCTTGGCGAGGGCCACGAGCGAGATCGCGGCCAGTCGAAGGACGACTACATCATCGGCGCACTGGTGGGCGACTTTCTCGCTTCGACGCTGAAGGACTACGAAGAGATGATGAGAGTTCGCAACGCTGAAGCAGTTCATGCGATCACGATGACAGAAGACGCCGTTGGTCCAGAGACTGATGATGACGAAGACGAAGATGAGGATGATGCGAAGTCTGAAGACGAAGGCGAGGACGAGGATGACGACGACCATCTGGAAGTGTCAGGAGAGGCGACCACTATCCCGATCTGCCGGCATACCAAGGGCGACGGCGTTCGCTGTGGCGCACCCTCAGTCAAAGGTTCCGAGTATTGCTTCTTTCACAAGAAACACTATGTCGAATCTTCCGCGAAGTCGCAGGCGTCAGCCACGGTTCAATAAATACCCGGTGGTTGAGGGAGTCCAGCGAATACCGGACTCCTCCAACCCTCGCGGGTATCGCGAGATCTGCCTGACGGAGACGGCATGGGCGAGAGCGGTTGCCGCGTGTCGGGCGCGGGCCGAGAATCACTGTGAGCGGTGTTGCGTTAATGCTGCCGATGGAGATCCCCACCACAAGCGCGGACGCGGGGCAGGGAAGAGAGATGATCACCCCAACGCTTTAGAATGTCTATGTCGCTATTGTCACCAACAGAGGCACAATTCAAAATCAGTTCCAAGAAAGGTACTCAATGTCTGAGATCGTAAACGAGTTTCATTTGACCAAACTTATCCACGCCGAGCCTGTTAAGGGCGATATGTATCGGCTCTATCGCTTCGGCGCCGATGGCTACCACAGTGGCGCACAGTGGTTTACGTCAGGTGAGATTCGCTGGCCGGATGAGCAGATCGACGTAGTACAGGCGAAGCAGTTGGCCGAAGAGACGATGCGCGAAGGCCACGAGGTCCGCATCACCGACGTCAGCGATTTTCTCGTCTTCCACGCCGTCGACGGCCGTCAGGTTCTGCCACCAGAGAATGTCGATTTCTGGAGTCTGGTATGAAGATGCGCGACGCGTTGGAACTGGTACTGCTGTTCCACGAAGGCGGCTCGTGGAGTAACGAAAAGTCGGAGCGGTGGGCCGAGCTATCGGGCAATCGAGAAGCAACGACACGAACGCTGTGCGACTGTGTGCGTGAGTCATTAGCGGGAGATGAGTAATGACGCTGCGCGAGAGTTGGCTCAAGAACGAGATTCGCGTTATCAAGGGCGGTGGTACGATTCGGCAACGCTGCACGATGGCCACGGAAGACAGGGTGAAGCTGGGGCTTTGTCTCGGTAATATTCCCGAAGGCCGCGCCCATCGCGGATCAGAGACCTGCTCTCCGGAGTGTCAGTCAGATCGGCGCAGGCTCAGAAGGTGGGAGCAGAGTAAAGGATCTTGTCGCTACTGCGGCCACGGTCTGCCGCGAAGTAAGCGTAAGTCCGAAGTCACCTATTTTCCGGTTACCGGAAAAGAGTCCGAGTTCATGGAGGTGTAGCCGTGTCAGAGCTAAGAGAGTTCAACTTCACGTTTACGGATAGCCGGAAGCGGACGGCGCGGCATCGCGTCCGCGTCTTCACCTGTGACAACTGGACTACGGTGGTAGCGACGGATCGTAGTGAACAATTTCACTGCGCGTCGGTGACGAACTCTATCGAGAATCTGGTCAACGCCCTGATCGCGCACTTGGAGCTAGACGCAGAGCGATTGATCGTCATCGAGCACTACGACGATCTGGAGAAGGAGACCTTCGATCTGGTGAAGTTTGATCGCAGGAGGGATGGGACGCTTGACTACCCGAGTTGGAAGGCGATTACGAAAGCGGAAGCGGAGCAGTGGAGTGGAGCTCAGTGGAATTGGGAGGAGAGCCATGCCACTGCTTGAGGGAAGCTCGGACGAGACGATCAGTAAAAATATAGCCGAGTTGATGCGGACTGGAAAATACGACCAGAAGCAGGCCATCGCGATTGCGTTCAGCAAGGCGGGGCGTTCGCGCAACGATGCCAAGGATTACATCAAGCGACACCGCAGTACGACGGACAAGGTGATTCACCTCTTCCTTCATCAACGATGAGCTTTCCTAAGAACAGACGCGAGATGGTGGCGCAGGGCTACACGCCTGCGGGCAGGGACCGCTGCCGCAGCTGCCCGGTTGTGATTGAGTTCTGGATGACGCCGCAGCAGAAGCGCATCCCCATGAACGTGATGCCGACTGATGATTCGCAGGCTGTCTCGCACTATGCGACGTGTAAGGAGCCGGAAAGATTCAGGCGTAAGCGGTGAGATAATTACTTCGGCTCAAGTCGAGCGATACGCTCACCGTGTTCTCCATACATTTTTGTCAGCATGTTTATATCGCCGCGAATCGCTCGCATCTCGGTAGACATTTCGGTGCGTAGCGAATCGACCCTAGCATTGACGGCGTTGAATCCGGAGTCCATGCGTGTTTCCAGTCGATCGACGCGAGATGAGTTAAGAAAGTATCCAACCAAGATCGCCACGAATGGAGAGGCGAGTGCAATTCCGAGCATGAGGTAATCGTGCATTTTACAAATATTATACTAATAAGCAAATGCAGTTTATTAACCGGATAAATTTCCTCTTTGACCATCAGGGAGGGCGGTGTTATTGGTGTGGCTGCGAATGTTTTCTCGCGTGGAGCGGATATAACGGAAACGAAGTTCACCTGTTTACGCGTGAGCATATCCGTCCACGGTCTCTGAATGGATCAAGGCGATGGCCTAACATCGTTGGGGCCTGTAGAGACTGCAATTCGCGGAGGCATCGAAGGTCATCTAAGCCAGCACCGGAGGCAATTCGCTTCGCCCGGTTGACGGGCGTCGATCCCACCGGGGGAGAGCTAACGTGCTGGCTACAGGAGGTAAACTTAATGTATGCGAAGCCGTGCGATCAAGACGGGGCTGGAGGCGATCTTCGACGAGCACACGCGCAGCGTCTACTGGGCGATGGCGAATCGCGTCAAGCGTAAGCTGAAGCTCACGCTGCCGTTCTCCTATGCCGAGTATCGCGAGTGGGTGCTCGATGCCTTCGGCGGCAATTGGGACTCGGTGATTCAGTGTGCGTACTGTACGCGGCTGATGAACGTGCAGACCTTCGTGACCGACCATCGTGAGCCGTTGAAGTTCGGCGGTGCGATCTCGCTGGAGAACCTTGCGCTGTGCTGCGAAGCTTGCAACAGCGCCAAGGGGGCTATGAGCGAGGATGGATTCAGGCTGCTGATCCAGTTCTCGGTCGAGTATCTGAGTCCGCAGGATGCGAACGATATGCTGGGCCGGATGAAGAATGGCTCGGCCTATCTGCGACTCCGTGCCAGTATGAACGGGCGGCACGAAAAACAGTTTGGAATACTAACAAATTCCTTGTCTGATCTCCAAAGAGTGAGTTAAAATCGCTGCTGAGAGAGCAACTTATGTTCTGCCCTGCCTGTGGCAAAGAGGATCGAAGCGTCAGCTATTCGCTGATCGTCCGCTTCTTCGACTGCGCGGAGTGTGGAGCGGTTAATCTCATCCTGTATCAAACCAAGGAGAGCCGCAATGCAGATATTCGAAAGCGAAGGGACGATCACCGGGACGCTGCGCGACTGGAGACCGAAGTGCAACACGGAGATGGAGCGAAGAGTCCGGCTGGACTTCGAGATCCCTTTGACCGAAGAACTGATCGACGCTCTGCCTGATGCCCTGCGCAAGACGGCGAATGCTATCGGCAATCTGGAAGATGGTTTGACTGAGGGAACGATCTCAACGTCCTACTCGCAGACGCTGGAGATATACGATCTGCCGGAACAGAACAATCCGCGCATCTCGATTCCGAACGCGCTTCTGGTGGGTATGCACATCTTCAGGCCGACGCCGAAGGATGGTCCCTCGGATGATCTCTTTCTCGTCTTCCGCACCACGGTTCGCGCCGAAGGGAATTTTGGCGATGATCTGGTGACGTGGGCGCTACGCAATCTGCGCGGCACGATCTTCTTTAAAGCCTTCGAGTCGCAGCGCGAACTGCCGCTCGAATCGGTAACGGGTTCGGCAGCATAAAAAGGCCTCCACAGGCTGTTTTAGGCTATACTGCGCAAATTCTTGTTTCACCCTGTCGTATTTTGCGGGGAGGAATTGTCGGTCTAATTTCAATTCAGAGATAACCGAAAGGAATAAGGCGTGATGACTATGTTGATTGTAGTAGGCCCAGCGCACGATGAGAGTCTGTACGTCACCAGTAAACCTAAAGAGATTTATCAGGTGTTTCAGGAGTTTTCTGATCAATCTAAAATTATTGCAGATGAGATCATTCACACGAGTACCCACCCCAAGGACGTCGGCGCAGCGAGGAGTCTTAGGGCAAAAGCAGAGCAGGCAGACCGGGACGCAGCCCGGGCAATGGAACTGGAGCCGGATCTGGCGTTCGACTCCATTTTATAAACTAAACACACAGGAGAGAGCATGAGCAGAAGTATCAACAAGGCAACGCTATTAGGTCACTTGGGTAAGGACCCTGAGATTCGTGCAACTCAGGGTGGAACGATCATTGCGACGTTCTCGCTGGCGACGAGTGACCGAAGAAAAGATCCGCACGGCGACTGGCAGGATATGACGGAGTGGCACAATCTAGTGGCTTTCAACCGCACCGCTGAAATTTGCAGGGATTACCTCTCGAAGGGCTCTCAGGTCTATGTTGAAGGGAAGATCCAGACGCGCTCGTGGGATGATGACGCGACAGGGACGAAGAAGTATCGCACCGAGGTTCTGGTGAACGAACTGATCATGCTCGGTGGGGCTAGAGAGGGAGAGAACGGCCGTCAGTCGGCTCCTGTGGCAGAGCGTTCGGTTGTACCGAATGCCCACGGCGTTGATATCGACGATGATGACATACCGTTTTGAATCGCAACTTCAATCGCTGATACGTTTTAGGCTAATTTTCCACTGGTACAGGGGTTCCTGTAAGGATACTACCTGTGGCATGATGGCGACTTGTGTATACATCCATAAGCGTATATTTGTTGTCTATAGTTTGTTAGCAAACTATTTGGTACTATCTTGCGCGATTTTTCCAAAGGTCTTTAAGAAAACGTAGAGAGGAGCACACATTGGCGATGGTAGTGACTACGGAAAAAAAGGCGGCTGATTTCAGTCAGCCGGTTGAAGCCAATTTCATTGTTGCGCTGAAAGCTAAAAATGGGAAATTTTGCCTATACGTTGAAGCCTTTACGCGACACAACGGCAAGGACTATCTTAAGCACACGACGAAGATCGAGGAGGCGAAGAGATTTTCGCGTTTTACTGCTGAGGATGTAGTCGAGCGGGTGAAGGAGTATCGTTGTACCGGACGAGTGGAAAAGGTATCCAGTGACAACGCTCGGCACGAGCCAGTAGATGCGTCCTTGGAGTCTATCGGAAACATCAAAAGCTTTTTTGGTGCGAAGACAGTAGGCACGCGCTGATTAAGGTGGCTATGGACAGACAGGAGATGCGCCAAGCGGCCGAGTTGTTTGTACGAGACGGGCAGGAGCGATACGCGAAGGTACTGACGATGTTTGACAGAAACCCTCGCGGCCTCCTGCAACTGCTCTACGTCGTCCACAGCCTCAGAGATCATATCCCCGGCCTGTATCGTCACGCCGACAACATAGCTGAACTGACCAGTGGGTGGATTCAAGCCGGATGCCCGGACGATACCGAGGAGTTTCTGAAGACGCTAGAGAGGAAGACAGCTGGCACTTGAGAGATAAACTTCCAACTGGTATTACGTGGGTCAAAGGGCTGGTGCTACAAGGCGAGTTTGTTGTTTTCTGTCCCAAGTGTAAACAGAGGCACCTTTGCAAGTATTACAACAGCTACCGCTGCTTAGCTAGCGGTTGCGGCTTTGAGGTGTCGGCTCGATGCATCGACTGCGGTATAGATATACCCCGCTTCAAACTGCGCTGTGAATATCACAAGCGAGAGCGGCTACGGGAGTTGCAGGTATTCTACAAGCCCACACTGGAGCTACAGAAGCAGATCACCGCTGAGCGACGGCATGAGCAAAACGAAGCTGCGCGTGACAGGGCCATCGCAAAGCTAAAGCTTACTTACAGCCAACTATTTGATCAGTAGGCATGATTCGAAATGGAATGGCTAAAATCGTATAGGAGCGATTCGGGGTGTATTACCCCACCTCGGAGGGCTGGCGACGTCTCCTAGACGAAGCCAAAGCGGATGGCGGCTATTTGGCAGAGCAGGGGAAGGCGTCTTCAATGGCCTTCGTCACCAGAGGGGCGCTACCTTTTTCGCGCATCACTTCCGGATGGGTTTCGGCATACTTCAGGACGGCGTTGACCATCTGTTCGAGTGAGACTTGGGGTGGGAAGCAGATGGGAAAATGCTCCTGCATCATAAACTGCTGGCCGTCGACGACTCCGGCGACGTAGGAGAGACACATCTGGGCGTTCTGCGTCTTGCCCTGTACGAAGCGAACTTCTTTACAGGCGGCAACGAGTGCATCTGGTTTTGGTCCAACGTTGTAAATACCGGCGAAGGTTGAAAGAGCGAGAGCGAGAAGCATTGGTGAGTGACCTCTGGTTACTATTTTATGCTAATATGCCGACCATGAATAACGAGGAGTTTAATGGTTGAAGCCTTCCCCTTGGCGTGGCCACAGGGCCGGGTTCGGAGCCTACGCCAGATCTCGTCTGCGTTCGATACCAGTACGACCAAAGCTCTATCGCTGCTCAACGGCGAGGTGCGGCGTCTCGGTGGCCGATATCTGGTGATCTCCTCCAATGTGCCGCTGAAGGCTGACGGCTCGATGCGGGCTGATCGTGAGCCGGTCGATCCCGGCGTCGCTGTGTACTTCCAGCGCGAGGAGAAGCCTTACGTCTTCGCTTGTGACAAGTTCGATCTGGTGCGCGACAACCTGCTGGCCATTGCCAAGACTATCGAAGCGATGCGCGGTATCGAGCGGTGGGGAACCTCGGAGATGATGGAGCGCGCATTTTCTGGATTTAAGGGCTTGCCGGAGACGGCTTCGGAGGGAGAAGATTGCTGGAAGGTGCTTGATATACCTCCGATGAGCGCACAGCATCTGGTGACGCTAGTTCATCGCGATCTGGTGCGGAAGCTCCACGCAACGAACGCCACCAGTGAAGATTTTGCAAGAGTGAACGTAGCGAGAGATGATGCGCTAAGGGCGCTGAAGGCGACAGGATGAGCGATGGCTATTTCATCGACGACGCAGGAACCCGGGTAGAGAAGCCGGACGATCCTAATTCACCCTTCCCCATCCTCTGCGGGCCGTGGCCGAACAAGAACGCAGATGCTGTCCGTGTACTCTGTCTTTCCTGTGGCGCCGATGTAGGTATCAGCCCGAAGGGATTCAGCTACCACCGTGAGAATCCCGATCTCCGGCCTACGCTCTGCCGCGCCTGTATGATTCTATTCGCTGCCGTCCTTCGTACAATGGTGACTGATGACTAACGAGATTGGCAGGGAACTCAAGGTAAACGAACTGAAGCCGGCAACGATTGTCGTATTAGCTAAAGCCGGACGGCCATCGAGTACGATGTGGGTCTCTCGCATAGGGCAGGACTATGTGATGTTCTACGCCGGACAACTGAATCTGACTCTGATTGCTTATCTACGCGAGGATGGTACGCTGGCCGATGATAGCGGGATTCAGCTACGTGTCTACGAATATCTGGGAGAGGTGTGAGTGGGAGGGTGAACGATGAGTACGTGGACGAAATACGAGGAACAAAGGTACTTCAACGCGATGGAGAGCCGGGAACGCCGCGAACGCCACCGCCGCATGATTGCAGTCACATCTATTGGCTTCGGTATCGCAATCGGCGTCGGCCTGCTGTTTCAGACCTTGATCGGACTATGAACTCCTGCTGCCCACATCCGGAGAGCGAACACTGCAAGGGTGGCGTTATCCACTCTGGCTCGAAGTCGCACTCGCGTCTGGTCAGGTGCGTGGGCCGTCACTGTGAATCACCGCTATGCTGCTGTACTTCGTTCAGGGAAGCTCGTAAGATACCGGGCAGAGCTATCCCCATAGAACTCCTGCGCGACGCTACAGGAGCGATTCCTGCGGCTCTCTACAGCCCGTTTTCGGTACGATAGGATTTTCCGGTTACCGGAAAATTGCACTCAACCCTTGGTTCATGGCAAAATCAAACCCCACGATGGCTACTGTTCCACAAGCCGAGCTGGTCGCCTTATACCCTTGGGAACGCCAAGATAGCGAGTCCGATCGCTCGTTCGAGGCGTTCGAAGAGTATCGCAGGATGGGTCTGGCGCGGAGTTTAGTCAAGGTAGCAGAGAAGTTGAGGAAGTCAGAAGCTTTGATCAATCGCTGGGCCGCTCGTGATCAGTGGAGGATGCGCGTCCTTGCCTATGACCGCCACGAGGCGCGGATCACTAACGAGCGAGTCATCCTCGGCACCGCAGGCATGCGTGAGCGCATGACCGTTCTAGCGATGCAGATGCAGTCGAGAGCGCAGAACCGCATCCTGAAGATGACGGAGACGGAGATCGCCAAGATGCGTCCGATTGATGTAGTGGCCATTATGCGGGCGGCTGCGGATATCGAGCGTAAGGCGAGGGCGATTCCGGAGGAGGAGATGGACTCGATTCTGCCGGAGTTCGTGCCAAGGTTCGAGATACAGGTGATCAGGCCGGGTCGGAAGATGGTTGGCGTCCAGATGGGTGACGGGCGCTACGGCTACATTCCGGAGGAGCAGGTCGAGCGGTTCCGGCGCGATAATCCCGATGCGGTGGTAATCGCATGAAGATCCTCGATCTGATGAAGCAGGCTGACATGGAAGTGCGGGAGGTCCACCGGCGTCTCAGCGTCGAGGACATGGGAGGCGTCAACACGATCTCCGCAGAAAACACGGTCGTCTTCGCTCTCGTCGCTATTGCACTCATGGCTGAGTCGCAGAAGATGTTGAAACTCAAGCAGGATATCTCGATAAAGAAGTTTGAGGATGCTGTAGGAAGACTCTGCGTTGAGATCGGATTCGACGATACGGCTGGCGTCGATGCGTTCTTCGGAGGGCCGAGGGTGCAATAAGCGGCTGTAATCTCTGTGTGAAATGGGGGAATGAATGCGCGATCTATTCGACAACAGTAAGGCTACGGCGGTCCTCTTGGCCGACGGCTGGCACGATATCGAAGAGGGTACGCTCGAAGGCGTCAACTACGAGTTCAGCCTGACGCAGGACAGCGTTCCTCATGCCGGTATCCGCTGGCGGGAGCTTGATGAAGCTGGAGCGCGGGTCGCTATGTTCGCCCCACTCGGTCAGGTGCTGGCCATCTCTGGCGGCTGGCCGGAGCATGACGAGGAATACGTAGCGTCTCCGCATGGCGAAGCAATAGCGGTCCAAACCTAGATGCGATGGCATCCTTTGCATACTACGGGGGCGAGCAAGATCCGTTAGCGGCCTATGGCGGCGGTCTCATCCCCGTACCCTCTACACACACAATTCAGTTTCACGAGAAGCTGGCTGACAGCCTCTTTCTGCCTGCCCGGTACAAGGTGCTTGAAGGTGGCCGGGGCGGGATGAAGAGTTGGGGTGTCGCTCGCGCCCTGCTGATCATGGCGCTGGAGAAGCGGATTCGCGTCCTCTGCGCCCGCGAGTTCATGAGTTCGATCGAGGACTCGGTCTATAAGCTGCTCAAGGATCAGATCGAGCAGATGGGGATGGGGGCGTGGTTCACCGTAACCAAGCGCAACATCCGCGCCTACAACGGCAGCGAGTTTACCTTTATCGGCCTGAACGATATCACGCAGAAGATGAGCCGCACGAAGATCAAGAGCTTCGAGGGCATCGATATCTGCTGGGTCGAGGAAGCAGAGTCAACCACGGATGAAAGCTGGCAGCTACTGATCCCGACGATTCGCAAGCGCGGCTCTGAGATCTGGATCGTCTATAACCCGAATCTGGCGTCGGACGCGACCTACAGGCGATTTCACGAGAACCCTCCACCCGGCACGATTCACATCACGCTCAACTGGCGCGACAACCTCTGGATGAGTCCGGAGCTTACGCTGGAAAAGGATCACCTCTTCTTGGTCGATCCCGAAGCCGCAGCCCACGTCTGGGATGGCGAGCTTCGGAAACATGCCGAGGCGGCGATCTTCCGCAGCAAGTACAGCGTCCACACCTTCGAGTCTCCCTATGGTGCGCGTTTCTACCACGGCGTCGATTGGGGATTCGCGCAAGATCCGACGTGCATGGTGCGGATGTTCATCACCGGGCAGCCACCGTACGAGGAGCTATGGATTGACCGCGAAGCTTGGGGGATAGGAGTCGAGATCAACGAACTGGCGCGTGATCCGAACAATCCGGACTCGAAGCCGGGACTCTTCGACAGGATCGAGACTGCGCACCAGTGGCCTATCAAGGCCGACTCAGCGCGGCCTGAGCACATCAGCTACCTGCGCCGCAACGCTGGCCTACGCATCACCGCAGCAGAAAAGTGGGACGGCTCGATCATCGACGGCATCAAGCACCTGCGCGGCTTTGTGCAGATTCACATTCATAAAGATTATTGTCCGCACACGGCCGAAGAGTTTAAGTTGTACAGTTACAAAATAGATCGGATGACGGGCGAAGTCCTGCCGATCATAGTGGACAGGTTTAACCATTGCGTCGACGCCGTGCGCTATGCGCTGTCAGATTTCATACAGCAACGCGGCAAGCTGGGTATCTGGAAACGCCTCGCGCAGTAGGAGTCTATTATGCAGTCCAGCGAAGCAGTTGCGAAGCGGCTATTCTACGAGCACAACAAGTTGCAGGAGAAGATTAAGAAGCTGCGCACCTTCATCGATCATTCTGTGGTGTTTATAACCCTGCCGTCTGATGAGCGGGTAATACTACGCTGGCAGCTTTCGGCAATGTGCTCCTACCGCGACGCCTTGCAGATGCGTTGCGATAGGGTAGTTTCCGAGGAGGAGAGTCTTGATGAGACGAGCACGCGCACGAATAGGTGACCGCTTCGATGTGGTGGGCTTCATCCCTCCAGTCCGGATGGTCGAGATTGCGAAGGAGCGTACCGAGGGGTTCGTCGGGGCGTATCTCGCTGAGGGAGCGCGAACTGGTCATCTCTCTCTACTGGCGCAAAGCTGCTATATGCAGGGCATCAACGATGCAGCCGAGGCGCTACTGCGGGGAGGTCGTAGCGATGACCAATAAAGTCAGCGTCAAGTCCGCACGCCGAGCAGAGATTAGTGCGGAGAAGACTCGCGCCAAGACGGGCGGCAACGGACACCGGCGAACCGTAGACAGCTTTCAGAATCTCGCCGCTAAGATCGGCATCAATACCGACAATCTATCCGCAGGCGGCACCTACGGCTTCAACCCGATTACGCGGGAACGGACGCTGCTGGAGTGGATTCATCGCGGGTCATGGATTGCCGGCCTTGCCGTCGATATCATTCCCGACGATATGACGCGAAACGGGGTTGAGATCACCGGCGACGTCAGCCCGCAGGATCAGGAGATCATTGAGGAGGCGGCACAGGTGCTCAACGTTTGGGGGCATCTGCGCGATACGGCGGCGTGGGCGCGGCTCTATGGCGGTTCTATCGGTGTCTACCTCGTCGATGGACAGGACTACTCGACACCGCTGCGGCTCGAAACTATTGGCAAGGGAGAGTTCCGCGGAATCCTTCCGCTGGACCGCTGGATGGTCGATCCCAGCCTGAACGATCTCGTACAGGAGCCGGGACCATCGCTCGGCCTGCCCAAGTATTACCGCGTCATGGCTGAGGCTCCTACGCTGCGCCACCAGAGGATTCACTACACGCGAGTCATGCGGATGGACGGCAATCGCCTGCCGTACTACCAGCGCGTCGTCGAGAACCTGTGGAGTCAGTCTGTACTGGAACGGCTCTATGATCGCCTGCTGGCCTTTGACTCAACGACGCAGGGCGCGGCGCAGCTGGTCTACAAGAGCTACCTGCGAACGTATGCGGTGAAGGATCTCCGCGAGTTAGCTTCGACGGGCGGCGACGCGCTTCAGGGGCTGGCGCAGTATATCTCTATGATGGCGCGGTTCCAGTCGATCGAGGGCATTACGCTGATCGACGCCGAAGACAAGTTCGAGGCGTTTCAGCATGCCGCCTTCGGTGGCCTGTCCGAGGTGCTGGTCCACTTCGGGCAACAGATCTCCGGCGCGTTGCAGATCCCGCTGGTGCGGTTATTCGGCCAATCGCCCGTCGGCTTGAACTCCACCGGAGAGTCAGACCTCCGTACTTACTATGAGGGTGTAGCGAACCAGCAGAACCGCGAGATGAAGACGGGTGTGACGGTGATCTATCGCGCTCTGGCCCACTCCTGCGGCATTACGCCGCCAGAGGGCTACGGCATCAAGTTCCGGCCACTCTGGCTGCTCAGCGAGAGTGAGCGGGCGGCGATTGCTCTATCGGTGACGCAGACAGTCAGTGCGGGTGTCGATATGGGGGTGAGCCAGAAGACGGCGCTGGAGGAGCTTCGTGCCTCAGCCTCGGTCACTGGCGTCTGGTCCAACATTACGGATGAGGATATCGAGAACGCAGGCGGGCTGATGCCGCCCGTAGCCGAAGAGGTCGCCGCAATCCAAGCTGCTAAAGGCGAAGGTGAGAGCGAGGTAGAGATCCCTGAGATGCCGAGGGAGCTTCCTGCACCACAGGAGGGGGAGAATGGCGCTTGATTCCGAGTTGAAGGTCTGCGAGTTATGTGGCCGCTTATTCGTCAGAGAGCTTCATCCCGCCATCTGGAACGAACGGCTTCAGCGACCTATCGAAGTGCCTCGCAGGCCCGACTGTCCCGACTGTCAAGCGAATCCCCCGATAGAGAAGGAAGAGATCGTCACCGTCTCGTACCGGAGCTATCGCGTCGTAGGGGTGAAGTTTTAGGGGGATTATTTGACTCGCTTCGAGAGTTCATCGACGCGGCCACTCACATTATGAAAGAAGCGCATCTCAGCATCAACTAAATCGAACCGCTTATCGACTTTATCAAATCGTTCGTCAATTTTTTCAAACCGTTCCTCAATTTTTGCATCGAGTTTATTGAGACGAGCGTCAACGTCTGCCTTAACTTGGCCGAGTTCGTCCTTCATCTCTTTACGGAATCCGCTAAGGGAAAACTGGTTCCAAAGGGCTGCCAGCACGATTGCCAGAATCGGTCCCCAAATTGGTGCTGTATTCATCTCATCTCCTGAAAGGCTCCTGCGAAAGCCTGTAGGAGAATAATATCTCAACGGATGCGAAGCTCAAGGCCGTAGTCGTTGATCTCGGTGGGGATCTCGACGCCGCGTTTCCGCTTCAGCTTCGTCTTCTTGAACCCAGTGTAATCGACGTGGTGATGGAAGCGGCTGAACTTGTAGACAGGCCGCGCCAGCTGGGGGAACTCGCGGACCAGCATCATCGTCTTGTCCTTCGTCCCATGCGCGTAGATTTCGACCATGTTTCCACCCTTCATCGTCTGCGTCGGCTGCTTGTCCTGAAGGAAGGTATTGAACTGAACCGTACACCATCCCGCCGTCAGCATATCGAGGCTCAGGATCGTGTCCTCGTTGTAGCGCCCACGCCAGCGAAACGGCAGATCGTTGCGAATCAGATTGCAGGAGTAGATGCGCGTGTTCATGATAATGGGGTTGTAGTGCTTCTTTCGCGCTACGAACATGCAGTAGTTTGGCCCCGCCATCGCCACGTTCTCATAGCGAAGGACAAAGTCTTCCATGATGCGGAAGAAGGCCGGTGAGAGAACTTCGTGATAGATGTTGTTGTTATAGCGGCAGAACTTGCGAATGTTGTCATCCATGATCCAGTGCCACGGATGGCCCATCTTCACGGCGGTATCCCAAATAAAATTCCTGGCCGCGCCTGAGCCTACACTCTTCGTCGTACCCAGCGAGTCGAGCGTCTTGTATCGCTGCTTGTACGCGAGATCGAGCGTGATCAGGTGGAGCTTGTCGATGTGCTCGGCGTAGAGATCGAACTCCTGCGGCTCGACTACGGCGTACCACTCTTCGACGCCCATGCGTTCCAGAGCCTTCATCGTCATCCGCGTGTCGTAGCGGCTCAGGGTGGGGATAAAGATAGGGAAGCGTTGCTGGATCTTCATAGTGTTAGAGTCCACTTGCGCAGCCTCATAAAATTTATCTCATGATGAATCTTGATGGATTGACGCCACGCCAAGCGACTCCGCTGACGTGGGAAGACGAAGCCGAAATTCGATTCCGCGATCTCATGGAGAAGGCTCTTAGGTTATTCCTACATCTCCTTCGCCGTAGACCTTTCCATGGAGATCGGCCGTCGGCTCCTCCGGATACCAGATGAAGCGCGTCCGATCCGTGATCGACTGGCCGACCAGCTTAGCGAAGTCGTCGACAGCTTCGTTCGTGTTGAAGTGGACGATGAGGTGCCGGATGCCGAGCTGGTGCTCGTTGTTATATTCGGGCATCCCGATGTACTCGGCCAGATTGTCATCGACGGGCGGGAGGATCGTAGACATATCGAATCCCGTCATCTCGATCCTGAAGCCCTCGGCGTCGAGAAAGTTCAACTCCTGCATTAAGATTTCCTGATCCCACCCGCCAAGCTCGGTCAGCTTATTGTCCGCGATAATGTAGGCGCGTTTCTGAACCTCGGTCAGGTGCGAGACCTGAATACAGGGAACCGTCTCCATCTCTAGCTTCTTGGCGGCGATGACGCGGCCATGCCCTGCAATGATCGAGTCGTGCTGGTCGATCAGTACCGGGACCAAGAAGCCGAACTCCTTGATTGAGTTGGCAATCTGGACGATCTGCTGGTCGGAGTGTGTCCGGCTGTTGTAGGCCGAGGGTAGAAGCTCAGTGACGCGGCGCTGAGCGATAGGAAGGGCATCGGAGACTGCTGCCTTAGTTTTCATAGGGGTTTGATCTCGGTGTTTTTGGTCGGGATCAGCTCATCGGTGAAGGCCAGCTCGCCATCGCTGGGAACCGCTACCCGGCAAACGAAGAGAAATACCTGTACACCATCTTCGGTGACTGCGTTCCAGACGCGGCAACGAGTACCGTTGACCTCTGCAAAGATTTCTGATGGTTCAGCCTGAATGCGCATTACGACTGAAATATACCACTGCGGAGGGGTCTGGTTATAATCTGCGCATGACTATTGACGAACGCATCGCCGCCCTCACCATGAACGTTGAACTACTATCGCATGACGTAAGCGAACTGCGAATATCTGTAAAAGACCTAGTTGAACACGACAAGGTGCAGGACAGGCGTTTTGCTCGATTCGAGTCTATCGTGCTGCGGCTCGGTGCAAGCCACTCTGAGCGTATCCGTGACCTTGAGAAGCGCGATAGTGGAGATGAGACAGATCCAGAGAAATAGGGCAGATCTGATAAAATCAGAACACAAAACAAAAAACAGCATCCAAGGTTAGCTCAGCAACTCGGAGAGCCCTGTCTCGGGAGAGGTAGGGCTTATTTTTTGCTTCGCAGTAGACAACCGAACAAAATCAATGACTTATATATTTCTACGGAAATGTATATAGTTTAGAGATGAAAATAACCCTGCGGCCGGATATGTCGGTCCCTAATCTTGGAGATAATTGGCTCTCTGAAATTTCTACGATACGTGAAGCCAAAAACTGCTCTCTGCTTTTAGTGACGAGCGATGGAGAGGTGCGCTATGGAAGCTCCCGAAGAGACAGGGACAGCATCGTAGACCGCTTCAGCGATTCATCCGACTTGCTTCTGCTGTATTCGCACGAGAAGTACAAGACTCATACCTTTCGGCTAAGGACGGCTGATCTCGAAAAAAACTACGGACGGAAGCGATGAAGCCTGCGTTCGCTTATCTCCGTGTTAGCGGTAAGGGACAGGTCGAGGGAGACGGATTCCCCCGCCAGTTAGAGGCGGTCAGGAAGTACGCCGCTGCGAATGATCTCAAGATCGTGAAGATATACCGCGAGGAGGGTGTCAGCGGTAAGACCGACTGGGAAGATCGGCCAGCCTTTGCGGAGATGATGATCGAGTTGCTATCGGACGGGACGCACGTCGTAGTGATAGAGCGTCTGGACCGTGTAGCCCGCGATCTCATGGTGCAGGAGAGCATTCTTGCCGACTTCAAGCGCAAGGGCCTCACCGTACTGAGCGTCAACGAACCCGATCTGTGCAGCGACGATCCGAGCCGCGTATTGGTGCGACACATGATGGGTGCGTTCTTTCAATACGAGAAGTCAATGATCGTTCAGAAGACGAGGGCTGCGCGGGAGCGTATACGGGCAACAGGAAATCGCTGCGAGGGCAAGAAGCCCTTCGGCCACTATGAAGGTGAATGGGGGGTTCTGGAAGCGATGAGAAGGATGCGAGATCAAGGCTTGGCGCTGGACGTGATCGCGGAGAAGATGAACTCCGCAGGCATCCCAACCCGTCAAGGTCGTCAGTGGCATGCCATGACGATATCGAACATTCTGAAGAGAAAAGATCAGCCAAAAATTATAAGGTAAAAGTCTGTGCAAATATATATAAAGTGTTAGTATTCTACGCAACGAATCAGGAGAGAAAAGAATGACGATTGACGAACGGCTCGAAGCCCTTACCCACACGGCAGAGCTGCACCAGTTGGAAATGGGAAAGTTTGACGAGGCAATGAAGAAGCTGGCCGAGAGTCAGGCAAAGACCGAAAAGATGGTTCGCGCCATGGGCCGCTTCGCAATGGCTATAGGCAGCGACCACGAACGGCGTCTCTTCGCTCTTGAGCATCCCGAGGATGAGGCTCACTGATGGCGACAGTGAACAAGTTCAAGTGTTCCGATTGTAGTAAGCGATTCGAGACGGCTCAATCACTAGGGCTGCATCGGCGTAACGTGCATAACGTTGGGGGGCAATCGAGATCGGCTATCGTCAAGCGGATGCTGGAAAATCCTCAGCCTACCGAGAACCCGGCACCGAATCAGTGCCGCCACTGCGGCTTTGAGGCGTTGAATCTTCAGGGTCTCAACCTGCACGTCAATACCTACCACAGCGAGAAGCCGCAGCCGAAGAAGCGTGAGATCGCGGCCAGTGTCCGCGAGGCGCGAGCGAAGATATACGGCGGTGAGTATCCCTGCCCACACTGCGACTTTGTGGCCCAGTGGACGGGTGGCTTGAAGATCCACATCAGAGCAGCACATAAAGAAGGGAGCACTATTGAACGCCAAGAGAAAACCGCAGCCGTCAGCACCATCGAAGTCAGAGCCGAAAAGACCCACGCTGCTGCAAATGGTTACGCCATCTCCGACGCCACCCTTGCCCTTGCCCTCGGTCGATTCCAAGGACTATGCCAAAGCATGGCGGTCGAATTTGACCTACCTCCAAGGCTGTTTGCCGCCCGGCTCGCAGAGCTTATTTACCACTCGCAAGTACGGTAGGCATATCGGTTTGGCTTGCGTCTGCCCGCATTGCGAGATCAGGCCGCCGAAGTTCGTACCGCAGTGGAACCGCTGGCGCTGGATGAGCGCCCATATAGCGAAGCACAGAGGGAGCGCGATCACATGATGAAGATGCTGTTCGTGATGGGTGAGGTAACGGTGAAGCGAAATTCAGCCTATTACGAACGCCTCGCGCAGGCGTTCGAGGCTGTCCGCGATATTCTGGGAAGCAAGGGACGGGAGGAGAGATCAAATGTGTCTACCCAAGGGTGAAGACGTCATCGTCGAGCGTGAGTGGACTGCGTTCGGCTTGCACTGTGCGGTAACACTGACCGCGCCGGGGTGCCATCGCTGCGGCTATGTGCGTGTTCCACCGAGCCATCCGCTACACGGTGTAGAGTTCGGTTACGACAATGCCGTCGGTGAGCTATCGGCTCACGGTGGCGTGAACTTCTCCGAGATCGAGCCTTGTACGGAGCATGAAGATGGTCAGGGCTGGTGGTTCGGCTTCGACTGTTCGCACTGTTGGGATGCCCGCTTTGATCCGGACTTTGATCCAGCAAAGGCGACTGCTTACAGCCGTGGCGTCTGGGAAATTTATAAGCAGAGCGGACTGCTGACTGAGGGTCACTACTGGACCGAGGCTGAGGTCGCAGCCGAGTGTGAAGGGCTGGCCGAGCAGCTTGCGGGGATCGCGGCATGACAACAATGGAGTCATTCAAGGGAGGTCGTAATCCGGGCAAGAGTCTTCGAGCGGAGAAGGCGAAGAAAATTCTGCTGGACGCCGGAGCCGAGGTCACTCGTAACGAGGTCGAGAACGGGCTACGGTACTACGTTCTGAAGCTGGCGGGACAGACCTTCCTCTTCGTATCGAAGGCCACCGCATGAAGACTATTGAAGTTGTCGTCACCGCCGCGAATCTTCTCTGCATCGTCTTCAATATCTTCTGCATCATCCGGCTTCGCCGTAAGACGAGGGAGCTGATTGCGGCAAGAAAGAATCTGGAGCAGGTGATTGCTAACTATCGCAAGATGGTGAAGGAGTCCGGTGCCGAGAAAGCGTAACGTCAAGAACTGGCCGGTGATGAAGTCGCACTGTGCTACGTGCCCGTTCGGAGCTAACGGAGATCCACAGATTCAGGCGGGCGTCCTGAACCGCATCGCCAAACTGGAGCACTCGCAGATCTGTCATCATCCGGCGCTGAGCGGTAAGCCGGAGACGCATCTCTGTCGCGGGGCGCGGGATATTCAGTTGAAGATCCTTACTGCCTTCGGCCTGATCGAGGAACCAACTGATGAAGCTTTTACGGCCAAGAGCCGCGAGGTGGGAGCGATTTGAGAGAAGAGGATTATCAATTCAACCTACAACAGGTGCGCGACGCGCTGCGAGACCTTGCGGCGAAGTATCTCCTTCTCCCCGGCCTCGTCTATACCTCACCCTACGACTTCTTGGCTCAGCATGGTGTTGACTACAGGCCGACGCCGTGGAGCTTCGCCTATACGCAGGGAGCGCAGAAGCAGTGCTACGGCAATGCGATCAATCTGGCTGCGAAGTACAAGCTTAGGTACATCGAGGGTGTCGCGCTGGCTCCGGACGGTCAGGTAATCCTGCATGGATGGAATGCTACGGCGACGAACGATCTGGTCGATGCGACGTGGTGTAATACGGGTCTGAGCTATCTCGGCGTCGAGTTCTCGGTTGAGCGTGGAGACGATGCGACGTGGAACGGCGATGCTCACGTGCTGAACGACGAGAACCGCAATTACCCGGTGTTTCAGCAGCAGTGGCAGGGCGAGGACTACACGATCCGGTGGCCACACTCAGACCGCCTTGAGGCACTTCGCCGTTACATGCAGACCGGAGAGTACGAGACGCCTGCGTCCATCGAGGCTTGGGTGAGAGAGCAGGCCGAGTGAAGGCTTTCATCGCTCTCCTTTGTGGCTCTCGTGTTCGCGGTGGAATCCGCAGCCCTTACAGAATCCCTCGATATCAGGCTCAAAGCTGTGGCCGGGTGTCGCTTTCTGAACGCCGGGCTGAAAGCGTCTTTCGGAGCCGTGGTCCCGGCCTCGATTGACGGCTCGTAGATTACGCTGTCGCGCCCACTCTAACCCCCTGCGCTCGTACTCCTCGCGGAGCTTTGGATTGTGATTCTCAGCAATGCGGCTGTAGGCGGGTTTTGTCTTCGTCTTCACAGGAAGGCTTTGCGGTGTAGTTGTTTTTAAAACTTCTACAGGTATTAGGTGGTCAATTTTGGCCTCGGCAACAGGCTCTCGGAAGCCAGTTAAACGCGGGAACGTATAGCGGTTCGCGAGATTTGTAGTCCGTGAAACCTTGCGCGGCTTGTAGACGATCTCGCCAATCTTCTTCAGCCCATAGATCAGCTTGCGGGCGGTATCCCATTTACAGCCTAGCGCCTCGGCCAGATCTGCGTGGGTGATCTCGCAGTAGTCGCCGCCTGCGGCCTTTTCGATCAGGGTATGCAGGCAGCTGCGAAATCGCTTCGGGATTGTATTGAGATATCCGACAGGGACAGCAACGAAGGGCTTGGTGAGCCTGCATCGGCGGCGGCGGGGGTATCCAGTTAGTAATGTTTTCCGATTGATCTTTTCTTCGGATTTTTGTTGCAGCGGGGCGTTCGCTGCGATAAGCTTCTGCATATCGGCGTTTCCTTTGGGAAGGGATGCTATCGAGTTGTCAAGAGGCTGAGCTACCAACTCAGCCTTTTGTCTTTAACGAATCTGCTCCAAGCTAAACTGAATACGCCTGTTAAGGTTAATTTTTTTGGCGATGTAGCCGGAAGATTAACACTCGGCACGTTTTAGAGTGGGGGAGTATGAAGTTCAGAGAGCACAGGAGCAATCTGGCCGAGTCGATGGCCACGCTGGTTGAGTTCCAAGACAAGCAGGCTTTGGTGGCCCACATTCGCTACCTGCTCCATCCCTACAATTTGGATGTGACCGCTAAGGACGTAGCGGCGCGGCTCTACAGTACGAGTGGCGACAGCCGTATCGGGTGGGAAAAGGTCTATGTAGTCACGGTGGACGGCTACGGCGTTATTGGCTTCAGCAATGCCGCTATTGAGCCGGAGTCAGGAACAGTTTCCGATCGGCCTCGCGGCGCCGCAAAAGGCCGGGGACGGCGACACCCTTAACGAACTTCCAGCGCAGGAACTCTTCAGCAGCCCCCTCGAAGTCTCCATCGTGGATCTTCTTCAGCAGCGTCGAGCGATCAAAAGCTCCGCAGCCGATATTGAAGACGAAGTCCACCAGAGCATCGAACTGGTTTTGATTCAGTTCGGCCTGTACGTTGCGGTTGACGCAGTCGACAGCCCACTGAACATCCTTCTTCAACAGATCGTCGGCGTCCTGCTCCGTGATCGTGGATCCCTTCTTTACATCCTTGCCGGTATGGCCGTAGCCGATAGTCCACACCCCGCCGCTGTCCTGATAGGCCGAGAGCCGCAGCCCCTCAAAGTCCTTCGTCTTCGCTAGTCCGGTTTCGCTGTACTTCATCATCTGTGGTCTCCGCTTTCTTTTTATGCCATTGGCCGAGCAGAAGGGCGATAGGTACAAGGATGCCAACGACGAACTCCTGCACGAAGTGGGGGAAGTAACTGAAGAGTCGAGAGACGGCATCATGGAATCGATGGTTATCGGCGTAGAGGAAGGTAGCCGCCGCCCAGAGACAGGCGAGTGACTTGGCGCTGACGTTGAACTGTGCGAGCCAGTTGCGTATACGCTGCCACATAGGACAAGTTTAATCCTGCTGGCAAGCGGGAGAGAGCGAGGCTGCGCGATGGCTATGAGCGAGGACTACAGGCGGTTCCGGCTGATCGATGAGGGAGACGAGGTGCGAGAGTTCACCGACGGCGAAGAGTTCAAGGTGATACTCGCGGAGATGATCGTGAAAAATGATCGGGTCGAGTTGGCGTTCTGGGAAGAAGAGGGCAGGGAACTGGTCGTCAGGGTACTATATAGCAGGTTGTTAGCGGAGCACTAATGACGAAGATCGTAATTGCGGACGGGCAGCGCTGGCTGGTGGCGGGTACGGCCGAGTGGCCGGAGTCGCAGGCTGCGGACTTGCGGCTGGTCGAGGAGTCGCGCAGAAAGCGTGCTCTTCAGCACTGGCATCTGGCTCTCGCCAGAGCCGAAAAGATGCTGGCAGAAGTCAGGAGCGAAAATGAGCAACCATGAGCATGTGGCGATCCGCGCTTGGGTCGTTATCGTCAACGCGGTCAATCCCGACAATCTCGATCAAGTGGAAAAGGAATTACCCGCCGCGCTGCGAAAAGTCGAGGGTGTGGTTGACGTACAAATTGTGCCGTACCTGAAGGCAATCGAAAAGAACGCATAAGGGACCTCTTGCGCAGGCTTCGTACAATAGAGCCATGATCACCTACGACAGTGCTTCGCCTCTCGTCGACAAGCATCTGGCCCCGGATGGATCGATGCATACCAGTGCCGGGGTCTCGGTCGCTCCTGCAAGTGCGGAGTGGGCGCAACGCTACATGCAGGCCAGCCCGACTCCGGATAAGTGGCTTAATCCCGACGGTACGATCACTGCCGGCAACGCCGGAGGTGGGGGTAGCGAACCTGTTTATCCGGGCGCAGGGATTGCGGTCTCATCGGGTACGGATTGGGCGGCTTCGCTCAGTGCGACGGCACCGTCGTTCTCGACGGCGTACTTCAGTACCGATCCAACGACAGTAACGCAGGCGGCGAACAAGCGGTACGTCGATAGCGTGCGGACGCAGGTGATTCAGTCAGCGGACGAGGCGACGGCGATCTCCGACTCTACGGCCAACCCGAACAACATCTATTTTTGGGTGGAGTAAATGGGATTCGCCAGCGGTGGCGTCGCCGTCCAAGACGGGGCCAATCTCGCGCTTCAGGGGTTGAAGCCTGCGGGTATGGCTGCGGGTGGCGCGGTCATCTGGCGAGCGGTGGCTCCGGCGAGTATGCAGGCGAAGCTGAAGCCGAAACCGAAGCGTCGCTGAGGGCTTGCGGAGCTTCGTACAATATCCGTATGAACCCGAATATCACTACCGGAACCGAGTCTCAGCAGGAGCCGCCTGACTCTAAAGCGGCGGCTACACCGTCCACGCAGCCCAAGGCAGAGCCGGAAGCCGTTAAGCCTGTTACACCACTCGAAACCAAGGAACGGCTGAAGCTGGGCGATACCCGCGCCGATCACGCCATCGCAGCCAACGTTGCCTCCGGTATCAGCATCGAGCAGCAGGTAGAGACTCGCGCCAAGGAGCTTCTGGTCAAGAAGCGCGGTGGACGAAGACTCTCCAAAGGAGAGCAGAATCTGGTGGATTTCTATAACGTAGATCGCGTCCACCGCCATCCCACCGGGGCGCAGCAGGCCGATATGCTGCGCCGCGCCGAATCCGTGACCGAGGATCTGCACTGGCTACGATAAGAGCCTATAAACTTCAAAACGAAAAGAGGTAACAACTCCAATGCAAAACACTGATCCAAAGTCGCCCTCTAACCAGCCACATCAGCCGGGCCAGCCCAACCAGCCGCATACCGATCCGGCTAACCCCACCAAGCACGACGATCCCAGTCACCCCGACAAGCCCAATACTCCGGAGCGGACCGGGAACGAGTAGATGAACGTCAAGCTCCATCTTCGCAGTGGCCGTGTTCTGACGATCGACACGGCCCGACCTGTTCTTCGGAAGGCCGCGCCGCGAGCCAAGACGTGCGACTGTGCCGATTGCGGGGGGACGTGTAAGGACGCTGCCAAGAAGACCCTAGACGCGGGCGAAGTGCGGCAGAAGCTGAACGAGCTAATGAAATTCTTCTCGCTCAGCGGAGACGCGGCGCAGGACGAGGCAGTCAGAGACCAGACGCCCGGCATCGACCGTATCCGGCAATCGCTGGCCGACTGGCAGGAGGAGCAGAAGATTACGCAGGCCGAGATCGATGCGGCCATTCCTGCGGCTGTGCCTGCGCTGAACCGCATCCTTCAGAACCAGATAATTCGCATCAAGCAACTGGAGATGGAACTGTTCCGTCTTGAGCGCGACGGGGAGAATCGAGGCGTCTAATGCTGCTGATCGTCATCATCCTCTTGGTAAGCTTCATCCTCGTCCCTCTGCTCGAACTGACACTGAAGGACTACGTTCTGCTGGTTGCCAAGGTGCTCGTCTTCGCTGCCACGCTGGTCTATGTCGTCTGGATGCTGTTCGCTGCGGGCCATCACGCTATTCTGACTTGAGAGGTCACGATAATGTCTACGATTCATCTTCACCTCCACCGAGCAGCAGCCCGCGACAAGCGTAAGGCCAAGGACGACGTAGGTGGAATCCTTCGTTCGTTTAACGGAAAGTGGTACTACAGTAAGCCACCCGATCCGGGACGATATGGTCCTTATCCCACCGCCGCAGCTGCTGCGGAAGCGGCCAAAAGGGCTGGAGTGGACGTAGGTTGGGAGGGAGACCGCGCAAGAGACCGCAAGGCTAAGGACGCAGGTTCGTGGCATCAACAAGAGTTCAAAGCCTCCGAGGAGGGCGCAGCCGAGGCGAGGAAGCAGCGGCGTGGATCAGAAGCGTCTGGAGTGGAGTTAGCCGCGAGGCGTTATCCCAATGAGGAGAATCTTCGGCAAGCGTTCGCCAGAGCTTATAAAAACACGCTTCAGGAGATGACCCAAGACAACCGTCGTAAGGCCAAGGACGCTCAGGAGCCATTCCCTAGCAACGAGAGTGAAGGCCCGAATCGGGTCTGGTTCATTATGAAGAACGGCAGACGGCTCGGCCCCTTCAATTCGCCGGAGACGGCCAAAGCCGCAGCCGCAGACCGCAAGGCCAAGGATCTTTTGTCCGCAGGCCGTACTTGTGACAACTGCGGGAGATCACTTCCGGATAGCGCATACTTGGGTGCTGGAAGCTGGAGCTACAAATGCCCGAACTGTGGATTCAAGTACAACCACAGTTCGTCCAAGTCGGCCGAAGAACAGGTCGATGCATTCCACGGTGATTAAGTGGCTGTCTCCACTCCACCAGCGCAACAGATGACGCAACGCCAGCAGCAGGCGGCGATGCGCAAAGCGGCCAAGCTACGATTTTCCAAAGCGCGAATCGCGGAACGTGAATATCAACGTTCGCTGGTCGCCGTAGGCCGACAGGTAGGCTCGATCATCAACGGCTACACCATCCAGAATCCGCTCGGCAACCAACAGCAGATGTATCGCGCTCTGGAGTCCTACAGCCGCCTCATCGAGCCGTGGGCGCAGGCCGTCACGGAACGGATGCATGCCGAGGTCGGGTGGCGGGATCTCCGCTCGTGGAAAGCGCTCTCGAACCAGATCGGCAAGAGCTTCACCGTCGAACTGGCGCAGGCTCCGGTAGGCGTAGCGTTCTCGAAGCTTATGGCCGAGCAGGTGACGTTGATCAAGAGCCTGCCACTGGAAGCAGGCCAGAGAGTCCACGAGCTGACACAGCAGGCTCTAGTCGGCGGCGCGAGGCTCGATGAGATCGTGCCGGAGATCCTTCGCTCCGGTCAGGTGACGGTAGGCCGCGCCAAGCTCATCGCCAGAACCGAGACGGCGCGTACCTCCTCCGTCCTGACGCAGGTTCGCGCCGAGCACGTAGGCTCTGACTCTTACATCTGGCGAACTGCAATGGATGCTCAGGTACGAGAAGATCATCGCAAGCTGGAGGGCAAGACGATTCTGTGGAGTCAGCCACCCATCGCAAGCGGAAACGGGATGCGCTACCACGCGGGACAGGGGCCGAATTGTAGATGCTACCCTGAACCCGTACTATTGCCCTAGCGAAAAACTTCAAGTAAAGGTTGAGTGGAACCAAGAGAGTAACATTTTCCCCGGTAACCAAAAAACAGGCACCCCTCGAAAGAGATGCCTGTCGTTTTTTATCGCGTTACCTAGCGACGCCTCGCTACCACGCGAGAGGCCCAGCTTGCCGAGGAGTCGGCGCGGGAGGGCTTATGGCTTCTTGGTACGTTCTTCAACCCCAGCGATACGTCCTTCGTGGTTGATATGCAGATCGACTAGATGTTGGATTTGGCCAGATACATCGCTCAAGCCGCTCCGCGTGTCATTGCGCAGGTCGGTTACATCGTTGCGAAATTCAGCGCGAATATCGCTGAAGCCGCTTCGCATCTCTGTACGCAATACAGTCAGATCATGCTTGTTGACGAGAATACCAATGAGCGCGACCAGTGAAGGAAAAAGCGCGGTAAGAAAGAACGGCCAATAGTTCGTTGTATTCAAAGTTTTTACTGCTCCTTGTGGCTGGTTGCCACTGCTGAGAATAATAACATTTTCCGGTTACCGGAAAATTCAAGGGGTATTGACACGCGACGTAGCATTTTCCTTATGGGGTACTTAAGCGGTGCGATTCTTTACGACGCTCAAGCTTGGACCGAACCGCGACAAAACTCCAGAAGGCTTTTTGCTCTGCCGTAACGTGCCGATAGGTCGTACCGGAGTTCAACTTTATGGGCCGGGTGAGACGCCAGTTACGGACGGAGTTGACGGAACGGTCAGGATTCACCGCAGAGATAAGGACGTTTTCCGTGACGAGACTATCGCCAGCTTCAACGGGAAGCCCGTCACGCTCGATCATCCGGACGAAGATGTAACGCCGGAGAACTGGAAGGATCTCGCCGTAGGCGTGGTACTCGATACGCGGCGGGGCGTCGGAGTCGAAGATGACTTGCTTCTCGCAGACCTGCTCATTACCGACAAAGACGCTATCCGCAAGGTCGTCGATGAAGGACTCGAAGAGGTTTCTAGTGGCTATGACGCCGAGTATGAAGAAGAGTCGGCAGGGATCGGATATCAGGTCGATATCCTCGGCAATCACGTCGCTCTGGTCGATCAGGGGCGATGCGGACCAAGATGCAGTATCCGAGACGCGGAGGGTGAGATGAAGGTAGCGATGAAGACGAAGACGACATTCAAGGATCGTATCCGCAGAGCCTTCCGAGCTAAGGATCAGGACGAACTCGAACAGGTGCTCGAAGCCATCGAAGAAGCCGCCGATGACGGAAGCCTCGTCGGCGAGACGCATATCCACATCCATCCGGACGGGGATAACGGCGATGAGAACGGCAACGGCGAGAACGAGAACGGCAATGGAGACAAGAGTCTTCGCGTCGTAGGCGATCAGGAAGGCGAAGAGGGTACGGATCTGGCCGAGCGGCTGGCCTCCTGCGAGCGTACGGTGGCCGAGATTCAGGCACGGCTCTCCGCTCTCGAAGGGACGGGCGAAGATACGGGTGACAAGAAGATGGGCGATAGGAAGGCCAAGGACGGAGACCCGGACGAAGAAGACGTAACCGAAGAGACCTCTGACTCAGCCCGCGCCGATGCCGCCAAGACGACCGACTCGCGCTACATGGAAGAGTCAGTTCAGGCGACGATGGCGGCGGCTGAAGTTCTGGCGCCGGGGATCTCGTTTCCCACCTTTGACCGCGCTACCAAGCCCCGCGATACGGTCAATTCAATCACAACGCTGCGCAAGAAGGCTTTGTCGATTGCGGCCTCAACGACAGCAGGAGCGAGGATGCTGGCCGAGTTGCGCGGCGATAAGGCGCTGACTCAGGATGTGCTGGATCGGCTCTCGGTCAGAGATACGCGCAGCCTCTTCTTCTCCGCAGCCGCGCAGATGAGGACGATGAACCGCAGCGCGACCCAATTCGACGGCAGCGCCCGCATGAATGATGCGACGGGGCCGCTCACGATCAAGCAGATGAACGAACGCAACCGCGAGTTCTGGTCTAAGCGGGTCATGTAAGCCATGACCGAACAAGTGGCAGTACCGAAGCGTAAAGGAGCCGTAATGCAGACCATTCGTGACTTCATTAGCCGCGTATTCGATAAGAAGCCCGTCCTTCGTCGTCTTCCCGGACGGTGGAAGGTTCGCGATGCGACCTCTCCGATGGTGTTGACCTTCCGCATGCCCGGCCTGCAACCGGGCGGCGTCACCAGAACGCATCCGCAATGGATCGAGCCTTGCAAGATCGAGCCGGGCGAGCTTCTGGTTCCCGGTCAAGCCGTCATGGTCTCCGACGCGGGAGACTCGGTTCGCGCCTTCGGCACCGCTGACGCGGCTGCGACTGCGATCTACGGCGTCGTCGTGCGGGCGTATCCGACACAGCCGTTCGTCCTCAACTCGGACATGACGCAGATCGCCGCGCCACCCGTTGTCGATGTTCTGCGCGAGGGCTATATCGGCGTTCGCTGTGCTGGTGTGCCGACGAAGTTTGGTGAGGCTTTCGCGGTTGAAGCCGATGCCACCTTTTCTGCTGTCTCCGGTATCGGCCCGCTGGCAAATGCGCACTTTAACGGACAGCCGGATTCAAACGGCCTTGCCGAGCTGGTCGTCACTATCGCCCATACGGGCGCTACTGGTGCTGGCGAGTAAATTTTCCGGAAACCGGAAAATACTCAGTTTCAGAATTTCGCTGTAAACGAGGAGATTCAAATGTTCACCTTTGAGACTGCACGCCGCACCCTCGACGCCAATGGAGTTCCACTTGGTCAGCGTTACCGTACCCATGATGGCCGCTGGTGCGACTCTACGGGAACATTCCTTGTAGGCGAACTGGAACGTCTCGATCCGACGCTGCATCTGCCACTGGTCGACGTGACGTGGGCGCGTGATATCGATCTCCGCGAAGACGTCACGTTGGCCGACGAGTTCACCGCGTTCGCACAGCAGACGGTAGCCTCGGCTGGCTCACTCGGTACAGGCCACGGCGTCGGTACGGGCAAGGCGTGGATCGGCAAGACGACGACTCAGATCACTGGCGTCGATCTCGATATCAACAAGCAGGCTCTGCCCCTGACCCTGTGGGCGCTGGAATTGAAGTACACGATTCCGGAGCTTGAGAGTGCCATCCGGCTTGGCCGTCCTATCGATCAGGGCAAGATCGACGCGATCAACCTCAAGCACCAGATGGATATCGATGAGCAGGTCTACATCGGTGACCTCTCGCTCTCGCAGCCGGGACTGTTAACCAACCCCAGAGTGATGCGAACCAACTTCCCGGCGAGTGCGCAGAGCGGAGGTGGAACGCAGTGGAGAAACAAGACTCCGGATGAAGTTCTGGCTGACTTCAATCAGGCGCTGACGACGACGTGGGCGGCTTCGGGCTGGTCCACTATGTCGAACCGCATCGGAATCCCGCCCGAGCAGTTCGGCTATATCGCCACGGCGAAGGTGGCGACGCAGGCCGGTAATATGTCCATCAAGCGGTATATCGAAGAGAATAACGTCTCCGTCTCCAACGGCAGCGGCTCTCTGACCATCGTTCCCATCAAGTGGCTCACCGGCGCGGGTGAGGGTGGCGTCCTCGGCCAGCCGCATACAGTCGACCGCATGATCGTTTACACCAAGGCTTATGATCGCGTCCGTTTCCCCATGACGCTGCTGCAACGTACACCGCTTCAGTATGAAGGGATCTATCACAAAGCGACTTACTATTGCCGCTTGGGTGTCGTGGAGTGGGTCTATCCAGAGACTGCGAGCTACTGGGACGGATTGTAGTTGGGACGGACTATAACGAGATTCAAAACCGCATAGCGGTTTAGAGAGGGGTGGCGGCAGATAGAACGCTGCTGCCCCTCATTTGGCGAAGGAGAAAATTATGGCGCAGCAACCATTCAATCCACGCGGCAAGGAGTCACCGGAGAAAGATGCGAGACACGCCAGCAGGCAAGCCGAGCACGGCACGTTGCCGCCGTTAGAGAGCGGAGAGCCGCGTCCGGGCCAGTTGCGCTCAGACCATATCTTTCCGTCCAGCATGACGGCACCCGATCCGCAGGTGTACGACGACAAGACGGGGCTACCTGTGCTGCGGCTCTCGCCTGATCCGGGTACGACGCTCAAGTACACCATCACCGACGTGATCACCTACCAGCAGGCCGAAGACGCGGGACAGGCACCACCGAAGCGGCTCGAAAACCTGCCGGAGGAAGCCGTTAAGCAGGCGAAGCTGATGGGCATCGTTCGGGTCTCGGACGAGGAGCGTGAGTCGCTTCAGAAGGAAGCTGACGAAGACGCGAAGCAAAGAGCGCTGGCGCAGGGAAGATTCCCTCCCGCCGCTTCTCGTCCCACTGCCGCACCCGTTCACGGTGATCCATCAACCCACACTGCTCCCTCCCCGCTGGGAGCAGGTAAGACGCCTGCGGAGTCCTCGGTACAGGCGAAGTATGACAATCGCGGCGGGGGCGAGGAGAAGAAATGATCATCACCAGTACTGAGCCTGTAGGTACGGGCGCGTATGCGACCAAGGCACTGTCTCCGAACGAAGCTCCGGCGAAGAACAATATCATCGGAAGCTTCTCGCGGGCTGGCTTTCTGACTCCGGAGGAGGCGCGGACGCGATTCAGCGGAGATCTGGTGCCGATGATCTTCCCGCAGGAGGTCTATCTGACCACGCAGGAGCGCGAGATTATTCACTATCCCGCAGGCCGACACGATGTACCTGTCGAGTTGGCCGATCACGCTTATCTCAAGGCGAATGGGGTGACGACTCTGACCGCGCCACCCGTTCGTGAACTCCAACCGACGTTAGCGGGCAACATCGCCAAAACCGCACCACTGGATAAGTAGGGGTTAAGAGTGTATGGAGCGAGAGCTATTCCGGTGCCAACGACCCCGGATGAGTTTCGGGCGGTCGCTCCTGCGTTCTCCGATCCGGTGATGTTTCCCGATGCATCGATCCAGTTCTGGCTCGATGCCGCCAGTATCCTGCTTACCTGCCGCTGGGGTTCGGCGCTGGCCATCGGCACCGTCCTCTTCGTCGAACACAATCTGGCTCTGGAAGCGGCCGCAATGCCTGCGGCTGGCTCTGGTGGCGTTCCGGGCATGCTTCACGGCGTCGTCAGTTCGGAAGCCGCTGGTTCGGTCTCCGTCTCTTACGATACCGGTATGGCTGCGGAGTCCAGTGCCGGCCACTGGAACCTGACCGTCTACGGGGAACGATTCTTACGCATGGCTAGGCTGGTCGGCGCTGGTCCGATACAGTTAGGCGTACCAGCTTGGGCCTCGGTGTGTCCCTGCAATGGCATGTTGGACCCCTCAGCATGGACCGCGCAGGGGCTGGGGAGCTTTGGCCCGGGCTGGTACAACCAAAACCCTAATTCAAATGTTCCGGTAGGAAGATTTCTGCCGCAGCCTCAGCCGCGCTTCGGGGGGAAGTGGTGAACAACGACACACTGCTCGACTACAAGGTCACAACCGTGACCGACAACACGAAGCTGTTGAAGGCCGCGATGGCGACTCTGGCGCGGCGTATGGTCGTCGTCGGCTATCCCGAAGACAAGAGCGTGTCGCGCAGCGGTGGAGGGATAACAAATGCGTCGCTGGCCTACATACAGGATCGTGGATCACCGGCGAACAACATACCGCCACGTCCGTTTCTCCAGCCCGGCGTCAATGCGGTTACGCTTCCCATACAAAAGCGTCTTGCGCAGGGGGCAACGGCCGCTCTTGACGGCGACGAGGGTGGGGTCGATAAAAGCCTCAATGCGGCGGGTCTGACGGCTCAGGCGGGCGTCCGCGCATATATCACCAACGGAGCTTTTACGCCGCTCAAGCCGGGAACGATCAAGGGTCGCCGCCGCAAGGGCTTCATGGGCACGAAGCCGCTGATCGTTACCGGGCAGCTACGCAATGCGGTGAACTACAGCCTGCGTAACCGCCGCGGAGGTGAGTAGCGATGCCGTCGCTTGACGTCAATGTCGTTCTCTCCAGCCCGCTCTTCATGGACACGTTTACGGTGGTGCGCCGTGAATCCGGAGTCAGCGATCAGGGGAGAACAACGACGATAGAGACGCAGATCCCGACGACGGGAGTGGTCCAGCCCTCGGGCGCGAATATGCAGGAGCGGCCCAAGGATTATGCGACGGGCAGAAAAAGCTGTCTCGTCATTACGCAGTTTCGGCTGCGTCAGCAAACGGCGGGCTATCTGCCGGACTTAGTTCTCTGGCGTGGCGATGATTACTTGGTCGAGACGGTCGAGGACTACACCAACTATGGTCGCGGCTTCGTGCAGGCGTACTGCACCAGTCAAGACTTGCAGGACGCACCACCGATGGAGGGTTGAATCGTGTCTACCAACACGAGTGCGACGGGCGGCTTCCTTATTCCGGTTGATCAGAATGGGGTACTGTCTGACCAGCAGCTGGAGGATCTACTACAGGCGTGGATCGTCGGGCTGACTCAACTTTCTCCCGATCTGGTGCGTCCTGCATGGCAACCCGACCCGCCGCCGATACCGGACTTCACCTGCCCCTGTTGGGTGGCGTTCTCGATCATGCGAACGATCAGCGATTGGGATCCGGTGGTTCAGCACTTCTCCGGCGCTGGCTTGCCGAACGGCGATACCGTCTTCCGCAACCAAGAGATCGAGATGACGATCACCTTCTATGGAGCGGCGGCAGGAGACAGTGCGCTGGAGCTTCGCATGGGTGCGGGTATCCGCCAGAACTCGGAGTTCCTCGATCCCGTCAAGCTGGTCTCCGTCGATGACCAGATCACGGTCTCGGAGACGATCAAGGGTCGCTGGCAGCGTCGTGTTGATGTAGGAGTCCACTTGCGCAGGCCCGTACAATTTACCTATGCGGTGTTGGACGTAGGCGGCGTCTATGGAACGATTTATTCCGATGCCCCGCCGATCGATTGGGAAGTAACTCCGGACTCTTTGATCCATAAGAAAGGAGACTGCTAATGGGAACCATTGCCCTGCCAATCAGCGGCCTCGTCAACGTTCAGGTGAGTGTAGCGGCGGCAGCGTCGCAGGCGCAAAACACGACCTCGATGCTCCTGCTGACGAACAATCAGGTGATCGACCTCCGCAACCGCCTGCTCAAGTTCTCCTCGCTCTCGGAAGTCGGTCAGGCTTTCGGATCAGATGGCATCGAGTACGATGCCGCAACCCTGTGGTTTGCTCAGCGCCCGCAACCAACCGATATCCTTATCGGGCGGTGGGTGAAGACAGCCGCCGCAGGCGTTCTCGTCGGCGCCACCCTGACTACCGAACAGCAGGCTATGTCCAACTGGACCCCGATTACGACGGGCAAGCTGCAAGTTGTCGTCAATAACTTCGCAGCGGTAACCGTTGACACGCTGGACTTTAGTACGCAGACCAATCTGAACGGCGTAGCCGAAGTAATCAATGAGGCTCTGTCAACGGGCGGCGTACAGGCGACGTGCGTATGGGATGGCAACAACTTCCAATTCTCTACGGTCAGTGCCGGAGCTAACACCTCGGTCAACGTAGTCCGCATCATGATCCCTGATCCCGGTGATAGCGGAGAGATGATCCCCGATCCGGACGATATCTCGTTCCAGATGGGAGTTACGTCTGACAATCTAGGTTCGTACGCGGTTCAGGGTGCTGATCCGGAGACGGCAATCGAAGCCGTCAATCTCTTCGATCTCAACTTCGGCTATCAGTGGTATGCGATGGTGATTCCCGAAGCTACGGATGCGGACCACCTTCAGGTAGCTCCGGCAATTCAGGCGATGACGACGAAGCACTTCTACGGCATCACCTCGCAGGATACGCGGATTCTGGATTCGACCAGCCGCGCCGATATCGCCTACCTGTTGTCGCAGCAGGCTTTGACTCACGCCGCCGTACAGTTCTCGTCCACCTCGCCGTACGCGGTGGTGTCGATGCTGGCGCGTATCCTCACTACGGACTATAGCCAGAACTCTTCCGTTATCACGCTGATGTATAAACAGCAGCCGGGAGTGACGGCCGAGTTCCTGAACCGGACGCAACTGAGTGCGGTGCTGGATAAGAACTGCAACGTCTTCGTGGCCTATCAGGGTGGTGCGCTGATCATCCAGCCGGGTACCACTACGTCAACGAACCAGTTCATCGACACCATCATCGGTCTCGACAATCTGGCCATTGAGATCCAGCTCAACATCTTCAACCTGCTCTACACGACGGCGACGAAGGTTCCGCAGACGGACGCAGGCATGAACCAGATCATCTCCGCAGCCGAACAGATCCTGCTCAACTACGTCGAAGATGGCTTGCTCGCGCCGGGAGTGTGGACTGACTACGGATTCGGCAAGCTGACGACGGGTGACTTCGTGGAAAAGGGTTACTACATCTATTGCCCGCCACTGTCGCAGCAGAGTGCGGCTGATCGTGCTAAGCGTATGGCGGGGCCGATGAAGATCGCCGTCAAGCTGGCAGGAGCAATTCATACGGTCGATGCATCGATCGAGGTCAATCCATGATGCAGGACAGCTTTGATTTCGAAGCTTCGCAGGCGGGCAAGCAGCACGGTATGGAAGTGGCCGCTTCCAATCGTGCCGAGTTGCTGGCGATTGCGCGTGAGGTTGCGCACTATCTCGGTCGCGACGGCAGGACGGTGACTGCCGACGAGGTGCAGCGGATGCTGGTGTACGGAGGCTATAAACCGTCAGACCTTGGTAATGCGGCAGGGTCGATCTTCAAGGATGGCGACTGGCTTCCGGTTGGTCATTTCTGCTCGTTGAGAGTCAGTAATCACGCCCGCGAGATGAAGGCGTGGAAGTTGAAGGAGTTTGTAAGGAGAACCTGACATGGCTGACTTCCCGCTACCGACTTATTCATTCCTCGACGTGTACGGTACTATCGTCGGTCCCGGCCTTTCTGCGAGCTTTGGCAATGCCAGCGGACAGGCTGATGAGGGCATCACCTTCGAGCCGCTGGAGGACAAGAACCGGATGACGCCGGGAGCTTCTGGCGAAGTCATGCATACGCTGGTCGGTGTCGACGCCGCACACTGCACCATCCACGTCCTGAAGACTTCTCCGCTCAACGGGCAGTTGAACGCGGCCTATAACTATCAGAAGCAGTCCTCGCTTTATTGGGGGCAGAACACAATTACGGTCACCAACCCTGTCTCTGGCGACCACTACACCTGCGCTCAGGTAGCATTTACCCGCCGTCCACCGAACTCGTACGCCAAGGAGACCGTACCGGTTGTGTGGGAGTTTGAGGTTGGGCATCTCTACGTCGTGCTTGGTGCCGGGTGAGTAGTCTTGCGGGGTTACAATTCGCTCATACCGGAGGACTGCGCCAATGGAACCCTTCGTAGCTATCACGGAGATCGACGGGAAGACGTATCAGATCAACCGTCTCACGCCCAAGAAAGCTTTTCACGTTGCCCGACGACTGGCCCCGTTTCTCGGAGCCATTCTCCCTCACCTCCGCACTCTGTTCGAGAAGGGCGACGATGGCAAGATGCCCGCCGCCGATACTTTTCTCGAACGCGGTGCGGAGCTCCTTCCCGCCATAGCCGATATCATCGCCAAGATGCCGAACGATGATTGCGACTTCATCATCGACACCTGTCTCTCCGTCGTATCGCTCAGGCAGGATCGCGGCTCTGCTCCGGTTATGTCGAACAGCCTGATGATGTTCGACTTCATCGATATGAAGGTGATGCTGCAACTGACGGCTGAGGTAGTGAAGGTGAATCTGGCCGATTTTTTTCCTACCAGCCCTCCACCGGGATCAGACGCAGCCGCAGCAATGGTGATGCAGTAGACCTGACTCAGACCGGATGCGCGGAGGACTGGCTATTGCGTCCGGTTCTGGCGGGCGTCATCCGCTATGAGACGCTACTGACGACAGAACTCACGCTGCTCGATGTAGCCATCATCAATGACGCCCTCGACGTTCAGAATGAGAATGACCGTCGCCTGTGGGAGTATGAGGAGCGGGAGCGGAGACTAGAGCGGGGCTGGAGGCGATAGGTGGCAGTCGGCGCAGACGTTCTCAAGGAATTTGTCGTCGCTATCGGCTTCAAGGTCGATGAGAACTCGGTACGCAAATTCACCAAGACATTTGATCGCGTCGTTACCGGCCTGACCGCCGTTGCGGCTTCGGTAGCTGCCGCTGGCCTTGCCATCGCTACGCACGTCAACAAGGTCTCCGGCAACTTTGAAAAGATGTACTACACGGCGCAGCGTGTCGGTACGACGGTCAAATCACTTCAGGAAGTCCAGTACGCGGCCCAGCAGATCGGCGTTTCGGCTGATGAGGTCACCAGCCAGATCAACAGCCTCTACATGACGCTGAAGCGCAACCCCGGAACAGCGGGAATTTTGGCCGGCATTGGCGTCAATGCGCAGGAGACGGATTCGGTCAAGCTATACATGGATTTCCTCGACAAGATGCAGCATCTGCCTGACTCGACCAAGATCCAGATGGGCGATATCTTCGGGCAGGATGCGCAGACGATGCTTCAGATCATGCGCAATCCGGCTCAGTTCCGCGCCAAGGTCGAGGAGCGGCGACGGATGACGGAGGCAGCGGGCGTCGATCCGGACGAGCAGGCGCGGAAAGCCGTCGAGTATCAGAACGCGCTGCGCAAGCTTAACGAGCAGTTGATGATCTTCGGCGGCATCATCGCGGAGAAGCTTCTCCCCTACATGGAGCGGCTGACTACGGCGGCGATTGGCGCGGTGGAATGGATCAGTAAGCTCGATCCGAAACTGCTGGCTTTGATTACCACTATCGGCGGCTTCCTGCTCATCCTCGGCGCGTTGGGAACGGCCATCGGAGCCATCTCGGCGGTGCTTGGCCCGGTGGTGGGGATCTTCACCTCGCTAGCCGGAGCGATTGGCTCTATCGGTGCCGCAGGAGGGGCCGCAGCCGCAGCCGGGGGAACCGCAGCCGCAGGTACTGCCGCAGCAGGCGGCGCAGCCGCAACCTCTGCCATCGCCTCCGTAGCCGCTGTCGTTGTTCCGATAGTGCTAGGCATCATCGCGGCGCTTGGCATCGCCTACATCCTGAAGCAAACCGGTGTAGCCGACGCCATGCAGAAGTGGGGCGAAGAACACTCCGTCGAGAAGACGTGGGAGAAGCTGAAAGCCCTGCTCGGCGGTAAGCAGGACGAACGTAAAGCGGAAGCTGCTGAGGGTAGCGGCAAGCTGGAGGCGTTTCGCTCCTCGATTGGTAAAGCTGACGAGTGGTGGACTGAGCAGCAAAATAAGTGGACGGACGGCATCGACAAATTCAGGGCTGCGGTGGGTAAAGCTGACCAGTGGGTCGCAGACAAGGGCGATAAGTTCTCCGCAGGCATCGACACCTTCCGTAGCTCGGTAGGCAAGGCCGACGAGTGGGTGGCCACGAAGGGAAAAGACGCGCTGGAGGCAGGGCGAAAGATGCTCGGAGCCGGAGCGTCGTTCTCGCAGCAGCTAATCGCAGGCTTTGAAGGTTGGGCGGCAAAGGCGTATCCCGACGCGGGCAAGATGGCCATCGGCTTCGGTCACCAGATCAAGCCGGGGGAAGAGGGCTTGCTCGGCCGCTCGATCTCCAAGGAGGAGGGGCAGCAGCTATTGGAAGGAGACATAAGCAAACATGAGAAAGCGGTCCGGAGAGAGACGCAAGGTTTGGGGCTGAACGAAAAGATGATCGCGGCGCTGACCAGTCTGCATTACAACATGGGCCGGATAGGCGACACGATGACAGAGAAACTAAAGTCCGGAGACTTCGAGGGCGCAGCCAAGGCGTTCGAGTTGTACAACCGCAGCGAGGGTAAGGTAAGTAAGGGACTCATCAGCCGTAGATCACAGGAGCAGGCCGAGTTCCTTGAAGGGCTGAGGGATCTTCGCTCTGAGCAAGGGCAGGGCAATGCGGGTGCACAGTTCCATCAGGAGACGAACATCAACATCCATGGCGCCGGAGATCCGCAGCGAGTTGCTAGGGCGGTCACTGATGAGCAGGCGCGGGTAAACCAGTCGATGACGCGGAACATGCAAGCGAGGACGGCATGATGGAGACCTTTCTCACTCCGCGGACTCTTATACCGGATACCTTTTCTGAAACTGCGCTCTCGGCTATCCCCTTCGACTCGGCGCTTTCGCCGCAGGCTTCAGTTGACTCGAACCAGCTTGGCGAACCCGACTTCCGCGTTACCCTGATACGCTCGATAGGCGGCATCTATCCGGATGTGACTATCGAAGAGGAGCACTCCGACCAACTCGTCGTCACCGATCATCCGGTACAGGGTTCGCAGGCGGGTAATGCAACCGTCTCCGACCACGCCTATAAACTGCCTGCGGAGATCGTCGTCACCTACGGGTGGTCGCCAAGCGGTACGGGGAACGCGACGGGTTCAACGACCTACCTCAATGATATTTACAACCAGATTCTGGACCTGCAATCTACCCGCGCCATCTTCAACGTCTACACCGGGCGCAGGACTTACCAGAACATGATCCTTCAAGCCGTCAGTATGACAACGGACCGCAATACCGAGAACGCGCTCATCGTGCGCATGATCTGCCGCGAGATTATATTCGTCCAGACGCAGACGGTAGAGGTCTCGAATGACCCTACGACGCAGACGAATCCGGAGCGTACGCTCGGCGTCAGCCAGCGCGGTCAGCAACCGCTGCAACAGGGTTCGAGCTTCAATCGCGGAGCGGCTACTGGTCTGGCAGGTATCGGCGCGGGATTCGGAGGATAGATGAGTTCGCAACTACAGGTGTTCGAGATCCCGCTGGTGTCGGTTCCGCAGGAGCTTCAGGTGACGCTCTCCGGCGTGGACTATCGGGTGCGGATTACATGGTGCTGGCCGATTCAGTGCTGGATTATGGATATCTACGACGCTGCGACGCTGGACCCGATTCTGCTCGGCAATGCGGTTGTGACTGGTGCCGATCTACTGGCGCAGTTCGCTTATCTGGAGTTCCCCGGCAGGCTTGTAGTACAGACCGATCACGACAGGCTGGCGCAACCTACATTCGAGAATCTTGGTTCGCTCTCGCACCTCTTCTACATCCCCTTCGACCAAGGAGACACCAGTGGCTGATGTGGTGAGCAGCAATCCGGATATCGCGGTCATACCCGAAGGGCGGCAATGGCTACGTAAGGTCCAGTTGATCGTCGCCAAGCGTGGCCGTCCGCAACAGCTGGTTGCCGATGGCCTTGATCTCTCCGAGCTTCACTTCCGCTTTCAGGTGACGTCAGCCGATATCGAGACGCCGAACCTGATGACGGTGAGGGTCTACAACCTCGACGCGGAGACGATGCGCTCTATCGTCAAGGAATACGATCAGGTCTCGCTCTCCGCAGGCTACGTGTATTCCAGCTTCAGCCTGATCTTCACTGGAACCATCCGGCAGTTTCGCCGTGGCCGGGAGAGTGCCGTAGACAGCTTTCTGGAGATCCTTGCCGCTGACAACGACCTCGGCTACAACTTTGGCTTCATCAATACCACGCTCTCGGCAGAGCAGCAGGCAGCGACGTGGCTGGACGTCTATCGACAGTGCGCCGGATCGATGAGCGTTCAGGTAGACCCGCAGACGGTCGAGATGCTTCAGCGCGAGGCAGGAACGCAGGGCAATATCTTCGTCCCTCGTGGCCGGGTACTGTACGGCATGACGCGGAGCATTATGCGGACGCTGGCTGACTCGATTGACGCAACGTGGAGCGTCCAGAATGGCGTCCTGATCGTGACCAAGAACACAGGAGTCCGTGCCGGGACTGCGATCTCGCTGGGGCCGGACACCGGGCTGATCGGAGTTCCGGAGACGACTGATAGTGGAGTCGAGGCTCGCTGTCTGCTCAATCCGCAGATCAGGATCGGAGTTCAGGTTTCGATAGCAGCCAACCTGATCAACGAGACGACGCAGTTGAGCCGTTTCCGGCCTACCCTAGCGCCTATCGCAACGCTGGCTAATAATTCCCTCTATCGCGTCCTTGCAATCGAGCACACAGGCGATACACGCGGGCAGGAGTGGTATACGGATATCATCGGCCTCGCACTCGATCCATCGCTGACCGTTACCAGCGGAGCGGCACAATGAACCTGACCGAACGGCTCAACGATCCGGAAGAAGCAGTCCGCAGCGCCATCGCCGGAGCTTTGACCGATGTGATGACGTCGTTTCCGGTAGAGATCGTCAGCTTCGACCCGGCGACCAATACGGCCGATGCCAAGATCCTCTCGCAGGTACGAGTGCAGCAGAACCGCACCACGCCATCCGGAGATACCCGCTCGGCTATCGATCAGCAGAAGAACCGCGAGAATATCGTCAACGAGTGGAACGATTACCCTCCGCTGGTCCGCTGTCCCGTCGTCTTCATCACCGGAGGCGGCTGTACCGTTCTGGCTCCTCCGCAGCCGGGCGATGAGTGCTTGGCACTGTTCGCGCAGAAGTCTATCGACGACTGGTGGCAGTTCGGTGGCAGCCAGCGGCGCCGTGATCTCCGGCATCACGATCTGGCCGACGCTTTCATACTGGCGGGAGTCAGATCTCGGCCTAACGCGGTCCAGAACGTCAACCCGAACGCCTTCGAGATACGCTCGAAGGATGGGCAAATGTACCTTCGTATCGACGCCAGCGGGATAACCATCAACGCGCCAACGATTACTATCAACGGCCAGATCGTCAGCAACCAAGGAGCTTCGTTCCAGAACGACGTGACGGCGGCAGGGAAGAGCATGGCCCACCACCTCCACAGCGGAGTTCAGGGCGGCGGCAGCAATACCGGACCACCAGTTTGATTTTCCGGTAACCGGAAAATTTTGACTCGACCAATAGACTTGAACTATGAGATATCGCCGCGAAACAGCTACGGGTGATTACGTCTTCGGACAGGGCGACGCTGACTTCTTTGTCAACGAGCCTGCGGCGGTAGCGCAGGCGGTCAAGACGCGGCTGCGGCTCTTTCAGGGAGAGTATTTCCCCGACACGACGGTGGGGATGCCGTGGCAGACGCGAGTGCTTGGCTACAACAAGCCGGAGACTTACGACGCAGCCATCAGGCAGACGATCTCCGAAACGGATGGCTTCGCAAACTTCGTTACCTACGCAAGCTCGCTCGACAAGGTATCGCGATTGCTGACGATAAACAGCAAGATCAACACCAGCTATTCGGGCCAGCCGTCGCAGATGACTGTGGCTGTTCTGGTCTCTGGTTACGGCATCGGTGGGTATGGAACACGACCTTACGGAGATTGAGTTATGTCATCACCGACATTTCCGCTGGCTACGGTTGCAGCAACGGTCACGGCGCAGGGGATCACCGCGCCGACGTTCTCCGATATTCTGTCCAGCTATCAGGCTTCAGTAAGATCCATCTTCGGCTCGGATATCTACATCGATCCGGACTCCAAGGATGGCCAGCTTCTGGCTCTCCTCGCGCAGGCACAGTTTGATTCCAACCAAGCCGCTATCGCGGTCTATAACAGCTACAATCCGCAGACGGCTCTGGGTGTCGCCCTCGACTCCGCAGTCAAGGTCAATAGCATCCGGCGTCAGGTTGCGACTAACTCAACAGCCGTTTTGTTGGTCGTCGGGCAGGCGGGAACGGAGATTTTTCGCGGTATCGCCTCCGACACTCTGGGGCGGCTGTGGGACTTGCCTACGCAGGTCATCATCCCGGCCAACGGCGAGATCCTTGTGACGGCTACGGCTGAGACGCAGGGTGCGCTTCAGGCTTCGGCCAACACGATCAATACGGCCTATACGCAGGTCATTGGATGGCAGAGTGTCACCAATCCCGAAGCGGCTCAGGCAGGCGATCCGGTAGAGACGGACGGGCAGCTACGCGAGCGGCAGCGGATATCGACCTCGATCTCGGCCTCGACGACGGCCAGTGCGTTGCTCTCCCGCGTCGCGAACGTGCCGGATGTACGTAGAGCCCAGCTTTACGTCAACGACACGGATTCGACCGACGCCAACGGCATCCCCTCGCACAGCTTTGTGATGGTGGTACAGGGTGGCGACCAGACGGCAGTGGCACAGGCCATCGAAGCGGCCAAGAATGTTGGCGCAGGCACCGCAGGCAATACTGCGGTAACGGTCACTGACCCGCAGGGGCTACCCATCACTATTAATTTCACCGTGCTCAAGCAGGTCCCGATCACGGTCGACGTTCACATCAAGCCTCTGACTGGCTTCACCGTCGCGTCCGGGGCTGCGATCCAGCAATCGCTGGCTGATTTCGTGAATAGCTTGGGCATCGGTGAAGATGTGTTCTACAACTGGATGGTCTCATCGGCCTCGCTCTGCGCGTTTACGGACAAGACGACGTTCGTGGTGACGACGCTGACACAGGCGCGGGACTCTGATCCGCTGACGACGAACGATATAACCATTGCTTACGACGAGGCAGCAACGCTTGATCCCAACAACGTCACTGTGACGCAGGACACCTAAAATGGCATTCACTACGGTCGAGGACTATCTGGAACTTTTAAGCTCGCAGCATTGGTCGCAGCCGCTGTACGCGGCCTTTCTGACCGTCTTCCTTCAGGGGCAGGTCGATCTGATTAATCTGCTGTCGATCATGCCGGGACTCTTCGATGTGGATCTTGCCGAGGGTGTGCAACTGGATGCTGTAGGCGTCAGGGTAGGGCAGAGCCGCCAGATTCCGGTTCCGCTGACGGGTGTGTACTTCGCTTGGGATACGGATGGGGTGGGTTGGGATCAGGGCGCGTGGCAGGGTCCGTGGGACCCTGACTACGGCATGACCCAGTTGTCCGATGAAGCGTACCGGAATGTCCTTCGCGCCATCATCGCCTCGAACCAGTGGGACGGAACCGCGCCGGGTGCCTACGATGTGTGGTCTATCGCTTTCGGAGAGGGCCAGATTCAGCTTCGCGATAATCAGAATATGTCGATCGATGTGACGTGGGTTGGCCGCGAGCCGGATGCCGTGACTGCGGAATTGATATCGAGCGGACGGCTATTACTGAAGCCAGCCGGAGTTACCGTCAATAACATATGGGAAGTATCACCGACAGGCGAGCGCAAGCGGTTAGCGTACAAGGGAAACTGGCTGAGGTAGGAGACAAGCGATGGCGACGACAGAATTTCTTCCG